CAGGCGATTTAATAATTGTGGGTGGTAGTACTTACATACTAAATATCACAAAAACTTCTTGGGAATTGTTTACTCCAGGTGCAGCAAATACTATAACTAATATAGTTTTATCTGCGGGTCAAGTAACAACAAACGTATTAGCAAATAGTTCTGTAACTGCAGTTAAAATATTGGCAAATACGATTACTGGTGATAAATTAGAAGACAATACTATTACCTCAACAAAAATACAGGATGAAGCTATAACCGCAGCAAAAATTGCAGCAAATAGTATTACATCTGCAAAGATACAGGCAGGTGTAATCACATCAAGAGAGATTGCAAGTAATTCTATTCCTGGATCTAGATTACAGGTTGGTTCCATAACTTCCAGAGAATTAGCTACGGCTTCAATACCCGCAACAGCTGTAACTGCAAATACATTATCTGAAATATCTCAAAATGCTGGCAATATAGTATCAGGAATTTTTAGTTCAGCTGACGGTAAAATGGTTATAGATTTGAATAGTAAATTTATTAGAATTGAAATATGAGCACAAATGTTTTTTGGGCGGGTAATGTTGCTAATGTTGCCGTAGTATCTATTTTTAATAATCCTACGAGCGAAGAAGGTAATAACAAACCATTAACTAATAGATTTAATAATTTAGCCAATATTTATTTCGATTCTAGGTTTAACTATATTAGTTTATCTTCTCAATTTAATTTTACTTACAATTATGGAAATATTAGTGCAGGAAGTGCAGGCAACACAATTACAACTGTTGCTTATCATAATTTAGGTTATCCTCCTGCCGCAATAATGATAGATATAGACACCAGAGAAGTTTTAACTAATGGTAATTATATCCAAACATTAAACTATGATTCTTATAGGACAATATCTTTATTAATTGATTCCGAAAAATTTTATATCAAAGAAAACTATAATACAATCACTACAGATTTGCCTTCAATTACAAGACGTTATAATATTTTTGCTTTTACTAATACTGCGGATTCAAATTAAATGTCTTATCTTTTAAATTTATCCTCAAACTTAGTCACACTAAGTAACGTATTTACTACACTAAAATCACATATTGTTAAAGATAATAATCAATTAGAAACAGGAACATTTTCATTTACTAAAACATTAGTTGCATCCGAATTAAGATTATATCAAGAAACAGAAGATGGTTTGCTTTATGGATCATATAATGATTCGGCAACAAGACAAACACTAGATCCAGCAAATCCAATTAACGGACCTTTTATAGAAAATTATTCTATATTAGGAGATTTAAATTTAGATAATTTTGTAAATTTATTACTAATAGATAAACCTCCAATTAGAACAGGTTTTTATAATTTTGAAATACAAGGACTATCTTTTACAGGAATAATTAGGCAACTAACAAAATATACTCATTATGATTGGGAAAAGAATACAGGAAAATATTCATATGTCCAGAAAGGTGAGTTGGGTTATGCTATAGAAATTAGTAAAAATTTACTATATACTGCAGAATCTTCAATTTCTCCGTTAGTAGGACTAGACGGAAAAAATCCTACAATATATGTTTACACCCCAACAGAATTAAATTTAGCTTTGCGAAACTTATCTGGAGGTGAGAAGATAACATCAAGTACTGCCGTTATTAATCCAAGTTCATATGTTCAAAGTATTCCAGGGGCAAATACTAAAGTAACAGGAACATTACCTATTACAATTTTTTATATTACACCCGAAGAAGCATTACGTTATATTGCAAGTTATACAGATCTTATTGTTGCATTTGGTGCAGATTATAAAAAGGGACAAGATCATTATGCAAGGTCGGGCGCGTTAGAAGGAAGATTAATTACATTTGATCCCATATCGTATTTAAATAAGTATTCTGATTTAAGAACACTATATGGATATAATACTTATAATGCAACTATACAGTATATAACTACAGGTTACTATGAAGGCAGAACAATAGATAACGCAAGTAATTTTAATCCTTTATCCGGAGGATTGTATGATATTGCAGCACAATCAATATTAGCCTCGGGTACTTTCATATGGCAAAATGGTCCTACTATTAAAACTTCGGGCAAAGATTTAACCTATAACTATAATAGTACAACTTATAATAATGGACCTATTATAGATTTTACTAGCAATGTGCTATATTTAAGGGTAATTTAATATGGGAATATCTTTAAATAAAAATAATGCCTTTACAATAACAGATAATTTAGGTAGTACTAAATTTTCGTTAAATAGTAAAATGCCTCACATTTTACACGAAGTTACAGGTAATGTAGTTATCCCCGGATTATCTTTATCTGTAGGACAACAAAGATTAACAAGAGTAGATACTTTAGTAACATTAGCAGATACTTATATCTCTACAGATAATTCTAATAATTTTATTTTTCCTTTGATAAAGATTACTGGCGGAGTTGCTGATACTGGAGGTAAGGTTCTTCCTGCTCTAGGTTCTACTGTGTTAAGAATTATAAAAGATCAGGCAACAAATTCAGTGTTGGGAACATCGGTGCTCGATTGTATACAGGATCAGGGAAGTCTAAAACTTATATGCACTAATAATTTTGATAGGGGGACCTCAGGATTTGCAATAGGAGATGTTGGAATTACGATATCCTATCGAGTTTATTACGGAAGATTTAACTAATAAATACTACAATGGCAACGAATAAAAATATAAACATCGACCAACGAGCATCTTTTATTGATTATGCTCAATATTTGGATATCTCAAAAACACCGATATCTTTGGTTGGGTATGATGTAAAAGCTCAATTAAGAAAATCTTACTATTCATCTAACTCTGTTTCTTTTACTACAATATTAGAAAATGGGGCAAACGGCAATATTTCAATATCCCTGACTGCATCCCAAACTGCAAACCTTGACGGAAGATATGTTTACGATATAACTGCAAATACTGCAAATACTACAATAAGAATCCAAGAAGGTATTGCAACAGTTAACCCAGGAGTAACTCGATAATGGCAACCGTAACAACTAGAGAACAACTAAAAGATTATTGTCTTCGACGATTAGGTGCGCCCGTTATTGAAATAAATGTCGAAGAAAATCAAATTGAGGACAGAATAGATGATGCTTTTCAATTCTATAGAGAGTATCATTACGATGCCGTAGAAATGGTATATCTAAAGCATCAGTTTACAGCCGACGATATTAATAACCAATACATATCTGTTCCTGATACAGTAGTCGGTGTGAATAGAGTACTACCTTTTAGTAATAAGTCAGATGGTACCAATATATTTAGCGTTAGGTATCAAATACTATTGAATGACCTATATAGTTTAATGTCTACTAACATTATTTACTATTATCAGGTTAAATCAGAATTGGAATTAATTAATCAAATATTAGTAGGTATCAAACCTATAAGATTTAATAGACATATGAATCGTCTATACATAGATATGGATTGGGGAGCAGATGCCACCGTCGGAGACTTCATTATTGTAGAATGTTACCGAATATTGGATCCAGAGACATATAGAGACGTATACAACGATATGTTTCTTAAGAGATATTGTACTGCCTTGATTAAACGTCAATGGGGCGAGAACTTGAAGAAGTTTAACGGAGTACAACTTCCCGGCGGAGTAACAATCAATGCGGATCAGATTTATCAAGATGCATTAGATGAAATAAAACAGATTGAATCTGATATGCAATCTAGATTCGAATTACCTGTAGATTTCTTTACAGGATAAACTTTAAGTATTTTATTAACAGGGTACATAGCAAATGATAACACCTTGTCAATAGAAAGTCAATACAATTATGGCAACCGTTAACCCTTATTTTCAATCTGGTGGTACGATAGGTAGGGCTTCTGAACAGAATCTGTACGAAGACTTAATGATCGAATCCATGAAGATTTATGGCTTTGAGGTCTATTACTTGCCACGTAAGTCTAACAGTTTGGATTCTATTTTATCCGAAGATCCCTTGAACACTTTTGATTATGCTTATCCTATTGAAATGTATTTGGAAAATACTATGGGATTTGAGGGAGACGGCGAACTAATGTCTAAGTTTGGTTTAGAAATTCGAGACACAGGTACTTTTATAGTATCAAGAAAACGGTGGACAGATGTAATTGGTTCTCAGAACGTAACCATTCTTCCTCGTCCCGCAGAAGGCGATATAATATTTTTTCCAAAATCTAAATCGTTTTTTGAAATACGCAAGGTTGAGGGCAAGGAACCTTTTTATCAGGTTGGCAAATTATACGTCTATAAAATGATGTGTGAGTTATATCAATTTTCTAATGAAAGATTCAACACTGGCGTATATGAGATCGATAGTTTAACCGCAGATGCTACGCTTGATCTAGAAGATCATCAGTTATTATTAGAAACCGGGGATGCTTTATTGTTTGAAGTAAATGCACTAACACCGATTATACTGGAAAATTATAGTTTATCTGCGGATGGCCATGTTCAAATTGGTGCTCAAAATGAATCATTTACTGACGAAGGAAAAGATGTGCTAGATTTTTCTGAAAGAAATCCGTTTGGTGAGGTATTCCAATAATGTTAGATCAAAGATTTTACTGGGGTACCATACGTAAAGCAATTGTTGCTTTTGGTAATATGTTTAATAATATTACTATTGAACGCAAAGATGCTGCTGGAAATGTAGTACAACTACAGCGAGTGCCTTTAGCGTATTCTCCCCAACAAAAATTCTTGGCTAAAATTAAACAACAGCCTAATGTGGATAATTCAAATTTTCAAGTCATTCTTCCTAGAATGGGATTTGAAATGGTTTCGCTTGATTATGATCCTAACAGAAAAATTAGTCCAATGCAACAAAGTAGAACTATTAATAGCTCTACATCCGCCTCTGCCCAGTATGCACCCACTCCGTATAACATAAATGTATTACTGTATATCTATGCCAAGAATCAAGATGACGGCCTACAAATTATAGAACAAATATTGCCCTACTTTAATCCAGATTATAACCTAACAATTCACGCTATTCCCCAATTAAATATTAATAATGACCTTCCCATAATATTAAATTCTATTGGATTTACCGATGACTATGAAGGCGATATGACAACTCGCCGGGCAATTATGTGGACGTTAAGTTTTATTATGAAATTGAACTTTTATGGGCCCGTTAATAAACAAGGCATTATTAATAAGGTCACAACTAATACGTTCAGAGATGCTGCACTAAGTTCTCAGCAGTCTAGAATAATTGTAGAAGGAACTGGCGATTTAGCAAATACTATTCCTGCCGGCAATGTAACATATCTTAGTACCTTTGAAGATTTTTAAATGAAAAATATTGAACAACTAAATAATCTCTTTAATTTAGATCCCATGACAGACAAATCCATGGAACTAACTACTATTCCTGAAGCAATGAATTCCAACAAGGAAATAGATCAAGAAGATGATTATCAATTGGCAAGACAGACTATGAGAAAACTTCTAATGAAGGGTGAAACCACATTGGATGATCTTATTGAATTGTCTAAAAATTCTGAACATCCTAGGACATATGAGGTTGCAGGGCAATTTATGAAGACTATGTCTGATGTTTCAAAAGATCTTTTAAATTTACAGAAACAAGTTAAAGAATTAAAAGCAGACGATATACAACAAAAAATTGGTACTCAGAATAATGTAGTGTTTGCCGGGTCAACTGCAGAATTATTTAAAGCATTGAAGCAACATAAAGATAATGGTAATATAATTGAGCAATAAACCTACATCATATAACGGTAATCCCAATTTAAAACAAATTGGTACTACCATATCGTATACTAAAGAACAGGTTACGGAAATCATTAAGTGTTCTCAGGATCCAATTTACTTTATTGAAAATTATTGTCAAATAGTTTCATTGGATAGAGGTTTAATTCCATTCAAATTATACGACTGTCAAAAAGAAAAAGTACATACGATTCTAAATAATCGTAAAGTGATTTTGATGGAAGGTCGCCAACAAGGCAAGACTATAACATCCGCTGCATGCATTCTTTGGTATACGTTATTTCAGGAAAACAAAACAGTTGCTATTCTTGCTAATAAATCATCTGCGGCACGGGAAGTGTTATCTCGGTATGAGCTAATGTATGAGATGCTTCCAATATGGATGCAGCAAGGTGTCAAGACATTTAACAAGGGCGATATTGAACTTGAAAACGGGTCTAAAGTATTTACAGCGGCAACAAGTACATCGGGTATTCGAGGTAAATCTGTAAATTGGTTATATATTGATGAGGCGGCAATTATTCCAAATAATGTTGCAGAGGAATTTTTTACATCTGTTTATCCGACAATTTCTGCGGGTACTACTACAAAAATTCTTCTTACATCTACACCGCTAGGTTATAATCATTTCTGGAAATTCTGGAATGAGGCAGAACAGGGACTGAATGGGTTTGTGTCCTTGTTTATCCCATATAATAGAATTCCGGGCAGGGATGATAAGTGGGCGGCAGAACAAAAAGCTATGCTTGGTGAACTTAAGTTTAATCAAGAGGTTTTATGTAATTTCTTAGGATCTTCTAACACACTAATCAATCCAGATACTATTGGAAAAATGTCCGTTAAACCCTATGTATATACTAAGGATGGGTTGGACATTTTTGTAGAGCCTGAAGAAGAACACATATACATGTTGGTAGCTGATACTTCTAGGGGGGTCGGTGGAGATTACTCAGCGTTTACAGTTCTTGATATTACTGCGTATCCATACTCGGTTGTTGCAAAATATAGAAACAATAAAATCAGTCCCCTTCTTTTTCCAAATATAATATATAAAGTAGCGAAGGATTATAATAAGGCCTATTGTTTGATAGAGATCAACGATAATGGGCAGCAGGTTGCAGATTCGCTATATATGGATTTGGAATACGAAAACGTATTCTTTGTGGGAAGTAACAGTAAGAGTGGACAATATCTCTCAGGGGGGTTCTCTTCAGGGGCGACTCTGGGTGTTAGAACTACTAAACAGGTAAAACGCTTAGGATGTACTTCCTTTAAGAGTTTGGTGGAAAGTACCAAACTGCTAATTCACGACCCCGATATAATTAATGAAATATCTACATTCATAGAAGTCAGGGGAACCCATAAGGCAGACGAGGGGTATCAGGACGATTTGGTAATGTGTTTGG